ATATTGGGGAAACAAATATAGTCCCGACTATGTAAGTAAACTATACAACATGGTAAAAAGAAACCTTTCTATACCATTTAGATTCATAGTTTACACCGATCACCCTTCACAGACCTTCGCTCACGAAAAAAGTGATTTTAGAAATAACCAGATACCAGATTACCAGACCAGAAAACTGCCTTTCACGAATTACGATGGGTGGTGGAACAAACTAACTCTATTCAGTCCAGAGGCCGACTTAAAAGGTACTTGTTTATACTTTGATTTAGACGTAGTGATACTAGATAACATAGATGATATGGCTTTGTTTGGTAAAAAGGACACCTTTGGTGTTATAAATGATTTTAATCCTGCCAGTAATGTGTACAATTCAAGTATTATGAAATTCAACAATATTACAGCTGAACATATATGGACATCATTTAAGAAAGATGAAACTAATATGATGAGGCACCATGGTGATCAACAAGTTATGAGTCATTTTATTAAATCAACTACACACTGTAAGGTAATGCCAGACGAGTGGACATTTTCATACAAGTGGTTCTCCCGAGAGGCCCCCAGAATAGAGAAATCGCAGTGGACATTTGACCAGAAACCGAATGCTAAAGTATGTGTGTTTCATGGCCAACCAAATCCACACGAATCAACGAAGAAATGGGTACAAGATAACTGGAAATAGAACATAACCAGAACATTTTATATCTAAAACCCTTATCCCACAACAAAAAATAACGCTTGCTTTCTAGGCCTGGTATGATAGGATAATGATATGAAAACAAAAAAGATACTAATAAAAACAAATCTTACAAAAGACTTGTTGCCAAATGTACTTTTTTATGATAGGATTACTAATATAAACACTAACAAAAAGGATAAAACACTATGAAAACTAAAAACTACTACACAAACGAAGTTGAAAAAGCTGTTGACAATATTACTAACAAATATATCGCTGGTCTAATTAGTGAAGATGTGGCTACTAAAGATATATTAGCAATAGATAATTTAAAACTAGTTGATATTGATGAAAACAATGTAGGTGACCATCTATTTTATGCTAAAGAAGACGCAAAGGTTGAAGCAATTATATAATATGTTGACAAAAAATAATACAATACATTTAGTTTACGGTAGAGAATACCAGGATACAGATGACAAATACGATCAATTCTTTTACTCATATTCTACTATATTCAGAAATGTACCATTAAAATATTTAAATTTACTATTAAAAAATAGAGATAAGATTAAAAAATTCTGTGATAAAAATCATAACGAGTCTGCTACCAATTTTGTTGGCAGTACAAAAGTTGAAGTAATAACTGGTGATGAATATTATCAAACATATGAAGATGTTTTTGGTGATCTAGCATATAGAGATAATTCATTGTTTAATGATTATGGCCAATTATATAATGGCAGACAATTCTTTAAATATGATTTTGCGCCAAACCTAACAGAAAATTATACATACAAAAACCTTAACAGAAAGGCAAGTTAATGAAATATAATGAAGACAAAATAATCAAAGAAATATCAGATTACATAAAATCAACTTATGGTGAACACTATAGTACCACTAAAGATGGTTTTCAAGTACAAGATATGTTAAGACAACTTGGTATTGATAAAGATTTTTGTCACGCCAACGCAATTAAATATCTATGTAGATACGGTAAAAAAGCAGGTAGAAATAGAAAAGACTTGCTTAAAGCTGTACACTATGTTATATTATTAATGAGTAGTGAAGATAACAAATAACAAGGAGGACTATATTATGGCAATTGATACAAATGTGATGTTTACAGATAAAGATGTAGGTAAAAATCTATACAGAAAGAAAACTTATTATACTTTATGTATTGAACAAGAAGTATTAGCAAATGATAAAGACGAAGCCGATAAGTTATTTGGTGAGTGTGGTATTAACCACTCACAGATTAACCACGAGATAACTGAAACAAAAGATGGCGTTGAAACCTATATGGTAGACGCTAATTATTCAGATAGTGGCGATACAGAATATGTTGCTAAAGTGGTTTATGATTTATCAGATCCTTATGCAAAAGAAGAAGGATATGTAGAACTTGATTCAAGTGCTGAAGAAGTTACTAAAACACCATATACTACAGGTGAAGGAATTTAACAAAGGAGAAAACTATGATAGAAACAATCGCAACAATTGATATATTAAATTTAGCAATTGATAAAATAGATGATGGTAAAGTAGCAGACGCTAAAGACGACTTAATTACCTTTAGAGATAAACTTCAAAAAGAGTTAGATGAGTTTGATAAGTGGGCAAAAGTACAATCAGATATAGACATTGCTTTACAAATGGAGGCAGAAGGAAAATAATATGGAAATGTTTAATTTAATGATTGTGATATTGATGTCAGCAATAGCGATAACTTATGCAGGTGAGATTTACTTATATCTATCCTTAACATTAGGGTCGTTTATTAATGATATTAAGAACAAGTTTAATACAACTAAAACTAGAAAAAAATAGATGATGTGTTACTCACAAGAGCTACGAATCGCTATTCCTAACGCATCCTGGTCAGTTCCAGAAGCAATAAACCAAGTAAAATCAACACTTTTTAATGGCTTGACATTTATTAAAAAGTATGGTAGGATAAAGACAACTAACTAACAAAAGGATATACTATATGTCATTTAGATACGATAAAGAAAACTTGTTTAAAGAGTTTGAAGACGCAAAAAACAAAGATATTGCATTATCACAACATACTGATTTAGATAGTGCAGAAAATGACTACTTTACTAATAGAGTCAAATTTTGTGTAGATCACAAAGAACTTAAAATATCAAATCCTTCTTATTATGAGAACGTTGATATTAATTTTGAAGCTTTAGAGAATGCATACAAGACTACCAACCCTAGAGATACATTTTATCAGATAGTATTCGGCATGACTTATGCAGAGAAGAAAGCCAAAGAACATTTAGAATCAGAAGCAAACCTTAACAAAGAAGAATAGTGAAGAAGATCAAAGAAAGATATAGACCAGTTAATATTAAGTTAGTGCATGGCACCAAAAAAATGCCAGACTATACTTTAGATATTAATGGTATCAAGATGAACTCGTTACCAACGAGTGATAAGATTTCAGGCAGTTGTACTAAACGTAGTACTCCTAAAGTTACTTTGCCTGCTGGTAAAACAATAGGGATCGGTTACAATAAGGGAACATATCAGGTTGTAGATTCTTCCGATTTCAAAACTATGGGGAATAAAATATGATAAATGTACCTGGTGTGAGTGATTTATTAAAAGATATAGAAATTGACTTGACAGACGCAAAAGAAATTAAGTACAGAAATAAAATGACAAGTGATGAGAGCTCTATAATTGAAGCTAAAAAGCGTATGGTAATTTGGAAAGAATCTTTAATAAAATATAAAAATAAAAAAGGAGGGCAAGTAATATGAAAACTATGATGATGTTAACCATTGCTGTCTTAATGACAATGACAATGGCTAAAAGTGAAGATGTTGCAACTAAAGTTACAAATCTTGTGTCTAACGAAATTGTAAAGACAAAAGAATACCAAGCTAAGAGTTGGGCAGAGGGCAAAGAGCAGTTAAGTAATACTATTAACAAAATTAAATTGTTATTTGCTAAAAAACAATAAATGATGAGACTTATACTTATAATTTTACTCGGGTTAACCCTAACAAATTGTGCCAACACGAATAGGTCGCAAGTTGGTGCTGTGTTAGGTTCAACCACAACCACTGGTGCATGTATAAACCTTGGTGTGCAAGACCCATATATGATAGCCGGTTGTGCTGTTGTTGGTGCCTTTGCTGGTGCAGAAATTATGTATAATTCAGATTACGATGTACACAATGCTGTATTCGTAGATCATTTAAATAATGGTCCTGGTGGTTCATCTTTTACAAATTGGTATAATAAGAAGACAGGTAATTCGGGTATTATAAAAGTTACCAAGTCGTATTTAGAAGGTCCTTTTAAATGTAAAGAATATGACGCCACTGTAG